ATAGCGCAAACGCGCGGTAAGCGTTGCTATCTGACATATTTACTCTCCGAATTATCAGGCTGTTTCTTTAAAAAGGGAGGCCAGCGCTTCAACTGTATAGTCATTATTAATGCGGTACATTAACGTAATTGTTTGTGCCGGAGATTTCGGACCAAAATCAACATTAATATAAAGATTACCAGCGGCCAGACTTTCTTTTGTATTCAGCTCACCGTCTAACCACGCTCGCCCTCCGTTAATCGCACCCTGCTCCTCTAATTTGTGCAGATATGCGTTTATCGACTCGACAACGTCTGTTCCGAGATGCAGGTCTATCGGGCGATCAATAAAATCTGTCATCATTGCCCGGGCTATAGAATCTTCAATTACGTCAGCTGTCCGACGAACGCATTCAAACGACCATTGTGGATCCAGACTGCACAGATAGTTACCCCAGTGCCGGAATCCATCGTAGCGAATAATGGTGCTGACCTGGCTGGCGTTCAGTAGGTTCGCCGTACAGTTTGTCTCGCCAATAATGAAATCATCAACCTGCTCAAGCCCTGTTATTCCATAAATATTTTGATTCGACTTACTCCACCAAAACCCTTTTTCATTATCAATTCTGGCTCGTAAACCAGCAGCAATGGCTGAATATGGTCTTGATTGCCCGCCTACGTCGCTAGTTGAATAAACACGGGGACGCAACAACTCAGCACGTCCGCCGAGTTTTTGCCGGCGATTCACAACGTCTGCAGGGGTAGCTGCGCGCGGAGAGTCTATATAACACACCCCCCGGAGTTTATTTGCGACCACCTCAAGCTGAGCAGCTATCGCATCAATTGCGCTAAAATCTGGTGCAATAATAATACGCGGTGTGACTTCGGTTAACTGTTTCGATTTTTCCAGCTGTTTGACACCGTCGATAATATTTTGCTGTTGTTTTGTTGTGTCTTTGTCATCTTTTACTCGTACAACAACAAGCAAGGCGTTGTCCTGATTGAAAATATCGGCAATATCTTTCGGCAACGTGCCGCGCTCACCCAGTAAAGCGGCTTTTTTTGGACTCCCGGCAACAAGTACTGGGGTATTAATTGGGAACGCCTCATCACTGCCGCCACTTAAATATTGCAACGGTGAGGCAGTCACATTTCCCGCGTCCTCCCCGACATCTACTGCCGTAATTGTTAAAAATAATTGGTCCGGAGGCGGGTTTGCTATTGTGACTGCCTGCACGATTTCTGCTGGGGTGTATCCGTGCGAGCCGGATGCCGGTGCGACTGATATTGATAAACGTCGACTCCCGTCGGGCATATCACTCCACAGTGCCGTGCAGCCGTCCGGATCGGTTTCGAGAATCTCTACGCTCCATGAATTGCCCCTCACCCCCTGTCCCGTCGCCGTGAATTTAAGGCGGTTTTTTAAAATAGCACTCCCTGTTATTAACTCGGAACTGGTTGATTGCGCGGAATCCGGTGCAGTACCAACAATCCCGATAACTGAAATATCGACCGTGCTGATCTCTTTTGTGCCGTCGTCGTATTCAAACGTGCGAATACCGTGTAAAAAATTAGTGCTCATTTACTTTGTTCTCCTGATTCAGTTATAACTGGAGCGACGTATTCCGCAACATCACCAAATTCCCCCGCCAACGCTCGCTCGTATAAATTCCTTCCATATAATGTGGAATCGGTTTTAGATGCAGTGAATAGAATAGCATTACCGATATTTTTGATATCACAGGTAATATCAATTGAATTATTCGATGCACTTGTGAATTTCGGTGATTTTATATTTATGAAATCATTAATAATTGGCATATAAATCAAACTACCCTGGTAAAATTTGTTGCGAGTTTTGCGGAGAAAATATCTTCAGCATTCGGCCCCTCATAACTTTCTGGCATATACCCACTTAACATCCATGTCCCCGGAAGGCTCGTTTGGGAATATCCGATAGAAATAACAACATTAGCAATTAAATTAGAATCTTTTAGATAAGAATACGCTGGATAAATTAATGAGCCAGGTATCATGTCTCCTGGTTTATAATGCATGACGGTACCATTTCCATATGAAAATCCGGCGTATACAGTTGCACCGACAGCATCAAATGCTGATACTACTGGCACGGGATCGTCCCCGCTGTCATCATCCAGTAAAACATCCACCTCATTTTTTGTATAATATTGGTTTAAATCAATGCCGAGATTCTCTCGCCCTGCTTGTTGCGCTGTTTCACCTTTATCTTTAATTTCAGATAAATTTTTGCTTATCTGCAAATAGCGTTTATCAGCATCAGCCTGGCTCATACCGCTACTGTTATCAATAACAACATTAACTGTAGACGTGCTGGACACCGCGAGGGTGTATTTATACGTGATTGAAATCAGCGCGCCGTTACTGTCCGTGGGTTTTAAAATATCCGGCGAACGCGCTACAGAGTACAGTTCACCTTTATCTGTTAATATCCCAACTTCACGGATAGTATAACCGCCGGTATCGGGCGGTACGTATAGCGTAAAAATAACCTGGTTACCGCTATTTTCTGCGGATTTAATATCCCCGCGATACGTCTCGTGAATTAATGCTGTTCGTGCCGGGTCTGGCGTAACATCGTCGTTTCCGTTCGCGTCACCGATAACAAATTTGCTCAGCACCACTGGAACGCCTGACGCCAGCGCGCCGGCTTCTAACTGCGCGCCACGATCAGTTAACACAGCATAAATTTTATTTTCAGCCATTTGGCCCTATCTCACGTTTAAACTAACAATTGGTGAGCCTGATATATATAGACCGCCGTTAATTTTTACACCGCCGTCGCCGTCTGCTGGGATGTTTACGCCTATTTTTGCATAAGGTGAGCCAGCTATAAAAAGCTCACCAGCGACACCCGTTTCGAAATTTATTTCTTTTAATAAGGAGCGACAATTTTTTGCATCAAATATTTGTGCAATAAATGTATTCAATAGTTCTAAATCTAACCCCATACTTTTTAGCAGATATATTTTAATTGCGAATGTATACGGGTCGTCCCTCGGAGTGGCTTCAAACCACTCTCTCATTTTGCTATTAAATCCGACAGTTAATAACGCGCGTTCAACAGCTCCACGGGTGCCGCGGTGTTTGTTTTGCCACGCGGCTGCTTTGATAATTTCGCGTTTTTGTCGCTCACTCCAGTCCGGATTCCAGTACGTAACCGCGTATTCCCACGCTAGCCACGGGAGCAAATTTGCGGGACACAGGTCGGGATTTTTAATAATTCGTATATCACCAGGCAAATCGCCGACATGAGATAAAACGGCTTCCAGCGCTCTTTCTGGTGTTACTGCGTTAGGAGGCAGTACACTCTGGCTCGTCATTGTCACCCCATCTGTACGCTGAGTTTAATTTCGGTGCAATATGGTGCCTGTCCGACACCTGCAATGACGTCCTCTGTCGGCGATATCAGAATCACACGTTCGGTGCCGTCACGATGTATTGCGTCGTAAATTCCCGACAGGGCTGCTGTTGCCCCGATTTTATGTTGCGTGGTCACGTAGACCGCCAGGTCGCTCTGCGCGCCGTTGAGTAATACGTTCTGGTCGGGACCGAGCCCCGCTACGATAACGGCCTCAACCCGGTAATTCAGGTTCGACGCAGGTTTTACGGTCACGAAATCAGTTAGTGGCCGAGTGTCGTCAGGAGACAGGGCCGCATTCACTGTATTCAGTAGTGATTGCGGGGGTACACCGTCGCCTGTCCGGGACAAAACGTACATATCGACGTACCCTGGCTGAGTCACAGGCGGGCCGTATGCCTGCGCTGACAGAACATCGGGGTCACTCGATAGCGCGAAATAGTTATACGCGTTTGTACTGCCGGCAGTATTACGCGCGTACCATGATAGTTGTATGCGATGACGATACTCGTCGTCACTCTCGTAAACCGCTTCAGTCGGGGGGACTGAGTCGGGATTAGCTGGCGTTATCAACAGCCGCAGGCAGTCAAAATTAGCGCCAATCTGGTCGAGGTCAGTCCCTTTTGCAAACGCGAGCAATACAGCGAGCATCCCCTGATTTACCCGAGCTGTAATAATGATTTCTCTGTATGCAACTATTTCCAGCAGTTTAACTGCCGGGTCTGACTCCAGGAGTGCGTTAAATTGTGGATATAATATCTGCAGCTCTGACAGTAGATTAGATTTAACATCTGAAAATAACGGGGTTTTAACGAATGCTGGCGGCGGCAGCAGACTCATATCAATAGTTTTCACTATCGAGTTCTGAACTGTTGATGTTATCAAAATATCAGCTCCATATTATTAAACTCTAATCGCTGTTGTGTTTCGATATCTGTTGCGATAATTAATATTGTTATTTTCCCGATATCCACTGCCAACACATTTATTCTGTCAATTCTGACGCGTGGTTCCCAGCGTGCTATTGCGCCAGCACTTTCCATGATTATCCGCATAGCCAGTGATGGATCTGTGGGATTATCAACGAGGTCAAATAATTTGCTCCCATATTCCGGCAGCATTACACGGGTTCCCAGCGGGGTCGTTAAAATATCAACGATAGACTGACAAATGTGATCAGTCCCCGATAAAGGCTTACCGGTGTCACGGTTCATTCCAAGCATATTTACGCCATTGGTTGATTTGGTTTCTCTGTTTCTCCGTCAGGGCATATGTGCGTATGCCCGTTATATGTAATACGCATCTCATTCATTGTGCCTTGTCGATCCTGCACCTCTTGTCCTGCTAACACACTACCGCGAGTTGTGATATTACCTGTTCCACCATTATCTCCAGTGACAGAAATATCGTTACGGAATGTTGCTAATTTATCTACTACTAATGTCTCGGTAATATGAGTTGGACCAGCTAGTGTTATCCCACCCGGAGCCCACGCACTGATTGTTTGAGCTGTCAGCGATATTCTGTTCGCAGCAGTAACACTAACAGAACTCGTTGCTATAACGTTCACTAAATCAGCATGTGCGTTAATTGTATCTGTCGCTGTGACATTAATAATATCAGCGTCCGCGTTAATTAATTTTCCACCGTGAATATTGACAACGTTTTCGCTATTAATAGTAACGTCTGCACGTCCGAATATTTCTATTTCAGACTCACCGAGTATTTTTACTACGCCGTCCGGTACGCCCTGCCAGGTCAGCGTGTGGTTTTTCGTGTTATACGTCAGCCTGGCCCCGTCACAATACGCAGTGACGTGATCATGGGGGTCGCTACTGGGCGGATCTACGTTGTCAATGTGCAGCCCGAGCATAACTACGCCGTTCCGCGTGTCCCCACCCTCTGAAACAACAGTAACGGGGTCACCTACTGATGGTGCGCTCCAGTCGATTCGCTCGGACGTTGCGTGAGTAAACCATTGCAGCCAACCCGACTGGTGTTCGCCGCCAAATGAGACCCGACAGCGAGGGGGGTTCATTTGAACTGCAGCTATCGTGCCGCGTTTAACCGCGTCACGCAGCCTGCGCGCGTTCTCCGCTGCGGCGTATTCATCATCGTCCGATTGGGCCATAGTAGTCGCTCTCGTGTTCTGCGCCGATATCTGGCGCTATTCCGACGTATATATTTTTCAGGGTCCCCTGTGAGGGATAATCGAAAATATCTTGACCAACGCCTACAACCTGCGTGAACGACACGCACTGAACTGAATGCGAACCGACTGACTGCCCGTTTTTAATCCAGTCGCACGGTTCCGCGTCGCTGAATTTTGCCGGTTTAGTTCCGGGACCGAACATCCTCCCATTAATCCAGCTCGTCATATAGAGCGCTGCATTCTGCGATTTCAGTCCGTACTGATCTGCAGCAAACTCACGCAGCAAATACAAATTACACGACAGCTCGACTGACTGAATTGAGCCTGGAACCGCTTCGTCACTTTGTGACCAGTTTCTGATTTCCAGGAACAGAGCTGGCGTTTCAAATCCTGCCGGAATTTCTGGATAAATACCGAATGTTTTGATGAACGGTATTTGTAAAACCGCGCCTTTAACGCGATCGAGGTATTCGTCAAATGCATCAAGTCCGCTCATAATCGTTTACCTGTTTTAGGGTCTACGTGGACATTACCTTTCACGCGACCACGCAAATCCTGTTCAAAAAAACCCATGAACACGGTGCCAATATTTTCAAAAATATAATCATCGATAGCATCCTCCAGCGCTTCGTGCACCGGTACGCGAGCCTCTTCGATTCCTCCGCGAGCCAGTCGAATCCAGACACTTTTCGCACCGTAGCGTTTCGCTACGAATGAATCGGGCCAGCTCAGCATCGCCAGCCCTGCACTTTTGGGTGTAAAAGTTGCCCCTCGAGCGCCTTTTTTTGTTTTCAAAAATTGACCGGTCTCAGGATCGCGAGGCTGTTTTTGCCTCCGTGGATTTTGTAATCGCCCCTTTAGCTCAGATACCCGGAAATCATTCAGACCGTACCAGAGCTTGGCGCTGCTCAGGTCTCCTGCAGTTTCTTTTGATATGTTCCGGATTTTGACGAACGGTTTTACGCGTTTTTCTGCGGCCTTACGCCCTTTAACCGCCAGCGATTCAATGATCATTCCCACCGAGACCCGGTGCATATGCTTTGCAGTTCGGTTCAGCGCCCTGTTGTATGCCATCAGCATCTGATGTTGCGTCGCGCTAATTTCGACTCTGAGTTGCTCCAGCGCCGAAACATCGATATCGAACATCTGCGCGTTACTACGTAAATCGGCCACGGTCCCCCCTTAAGTGGGACCGCGGTCCCACTTAGTATTTTGAATACTCGCTGTTTTCGCTGGACGTGTGAGGCTCTAAAAAAATATTCGTGAGACCGATGCCATCCGGTTGAGGCTCTTTAACCACGTAATCGGTCCAGCCAGACCAGGTAACAGAGCCGTCAGCAGCGATACTGCGCTGCTTTGGGACCTGGACGACGTCACGCGCAACAACGCCAGCAACGTCGTCAGAGAGCGCCGTCAGGCTCGTTACTGTGCCGGTAATAAAACCAGCGTGAGGAACGTCAACGCGCGCGTAAGGCTCGTTGAAAATAGCGATAATGGGGTCAGCTTTACCGCGTAATTTGACTGGCCGTCCCCACTCACGAATCGTCTCCTCGTCGCCGGCCCGGAGGTCGTCGTAGTAGCTCATAGAGCGTAAACGTGATCGGCTGCAATAAGGTCTGCGACCTCCGGTGAATCGACAACGATTTCACGACCAGCGGCAACAATCTCGCGAACGCGACGCGCGTTCACGTAGTGATAAATGTCCAGCGTGTTACGCAACTTGACGCGACGCGTAGCGGGAGACAGTTCTGATTGTGGCGTAGTACTGGCGATTGACTGTTGTTCGACACCGTCATCATCAGTTTCATCTAATGCGCTCTCATTGGTGTCGGCATCACTCGCGTCGCTGGATTGTTCGTTCAGAATATCGAGCTCTGACTCAGCGCCGGCGACGATTGATTCCAGTTCCGCAATAGTCCCGCTGCGCGGTAATTCGCGACCAAGCTGAGCGCTCAGATCGTCAATGCGCGCCAGCAATTCTGTTTTTGTGCTCATGTTGATTCCTTAACAAAAAAGAGCCTTTCGGCTCTTACGCGATTTTTACGACAACGAACGCGTCGGCGTCCGTGAGGACCATTGCTGGCGCGGATTGCGTCATTGTTTGCGTCACTGCCGGATCACCGGTAGTGGTCCAGACTTTTGGATAGCGCGTCGCTTCGCAAATACCCTCTTTCAGCGCGTCTTCGTCCTGAATTGCGCCATAAGTGCGGAGCCCGCGGTTTTTTGTGTTGCCAAGGATCATCGTGTTATCCGGCATATAACGCGTTTCAGTGCCTGTTACCGGGTCGATGTATTGCCCTTTGTAGACAAACAGCGCCGTGTCGCCGTAGCAGCCTTTAAAGCTGACAACGTCACCCAGGTTTTTCAGCGCGACTTCAAGCTGGCTGTTTGAGCCGCGTCGCGTATCCAGTGCCGTCCAGAATTTTTTAAAGCGTTTAAGCTGCTTCCAGGCTTTACCGTCCATGATGATCACGTTAACAGCACCGGAGGCGAGGTCCGCGTAGGATTCAATATCGTCGCTCGGGTCATACGTTTCCGCGTCCTGAGTCGACCAGGCTGTCGAACCGGACTGAGTGACGTTATTCGTCGCGCTGCGGCTCATGTCGATCTCATAGGTCTCAATATTGCTGCCGGAAACGGTGTATTTGCCGTACAGAACAGCCTGTACCGCCTGGAACTCTTCGAGCTGGCTGATGCTGAGCTCCTCGTCGAGCAGATTCTGCATGATGATTTTTGCACGACGTTCGACCGGCGTTTCAGGCTGGCCAATCTGCTCACCAGCAGCGCGCTTGATGCTCATATTAGGGTTGAGCGTGTGCTTTGGTTTCGTATAACCCGGTTTGAAATGGTTCGTTGAATAACCGCGAGTGCGGTCAACTTTACCTGTGATCATCGGCGCGCAATATACCGCCATATTGACCTTGCCCGGAATTTTATCCAGAAAAACCTCTTCGCTTGTAAACGTGTAGGTCTCACGGAAAAAAAGTCTTAAAAACAACGGATTGAACTTAAATACCTGTTGTGTCGCGGTAATCAGTTCTGACGTAGTAAACGAATCGCTCATTTATATATCCTGTATAAAAAAACCGCCCGGAGGCGGCTTGTTTTGAGTTCTTTGGGTTATCAGCCGACGCTGATCGGCGTACCAGCAAACGCTGATTTGCGTTTAGCCACATCGGTAACCGTGCCCCAGTTGATCGCCGTATAACGGAACGATCCTGATTTGTAGTACGAGCAGTCTGCGGTACTTGCGCCAGTATTAACCGCAGTGGCCGTGAGGCCGACCGCTTTACCGACTGAGCCGTCCCAGATTTTAAACGTCCCGGCGGTAGCGTCGACCATAACCGGCGTCAGCCGGGGCACGTTGATCCCGCCCTGAAAATGACCGACGGTCGTCACAACAAGATCGGGTCCCAGAATAAAATCGTCCGGGCTATACGTTTCTGTGGTCATTATTCATCCCCTAAAATTGAACGCCCTGCAGCGACGAGCATTGAGACGTTTGCGGTTGTTCCTGTTGCCGTGGTGCTGCCGGCATCCTGAATAGTCGCCGGTGATTCAGTGCTCATTAGTGTATCGAGCGCCGTTTCTGTCCGCGCCTGCGCCGTTTGCGGTGCTGCCGCGAGGACCACCTGAGCCTGCTCGACAGTCATCCCGGGGACGCCAGCGAGCGCTTTTGCCTGCGCTTCGCGACCGGCAGCTTCGGGGCAGTTGATAATGGCCATTACGCGCGCCAGTTCGCTCGATGCGGCGTCCGCGCGAATCTGTTCCGCGTTGGACTCAACCGGCGCGACCGTAGTCGTGGTCGCAGTCTGTTCTGTGGTCGTGGTCTCCGCCGTGGTTTCTGTACCTGGCATAAATCGCTCCATTTTTGGTTTCAGTGCGTCGGCCATCACTGCGATAGCGTCCGCGTAATTAACGAGTTGATCAGCGAGACCGGATTTAATCGCGTCCGCGCCGATAAATACTGCGGCCTCTGTGGCTAGCACCCTGGATTTTTTCAGCCCGGTATAATCCGAAACTTTTTGCGCGAACTGCTCGCGCGTGCTGTTAATACTCAGCTGGAATTCGTCGCGAACGTCGTCTGGCAGCTGTGAGTAGGGGTTCCCGTCAACTTTGTGCGCGCCGGCGTAAATCAGCGTCACGTCAACGCCGGCAATCTCCAGCGCCTTTTCGACGCAACGGTGCGCCATCAGAACACCGATTGAACCAACCGTGCCGGTCTGTGTTATCAGCCGGCGCGAGCACGCTGACGCCAGCAAATAGGCGGCGCTGCAGGCCGTATCGCTGGCCAGCGCCCAGACCGGTTTTTGCTCTCGCGCCCGGGCGATTAGATCAGCGGTGTCAAACGCGCCGGCGACCTCACCGCCAGGGGAGTCAATATCCAGCAGGACCCCTCTGACATCGGGATCAGAAATCGCCTGCTGCAGGCGTTTTGCGATTCCGTCATAACCACTCATTCCACTGACTGGATTGATATAACCCAATTTATGAACCAGCGTCCCCGTAACCGGCAGCACGGCTATACCACGCTCCACGCGGTACGCTTTCTGGCGCGGTCGCTCGCTGCCGTCCCAGCTCATCGCGAGCGCGTTCATTTCGTCGCCGCTCATTACCTCTCCGGACACCGTATCAATCAGTCGCCCGGTACCGAACCGGTCGCTCAGCGCCGAAAAAAATACCCGTGCGTAGACGGGTTCCAGTAAAAGCGGTTGATTAAACGCCCGGGCGGCGATATGCGGAAAATGGTTCCACGGCATCAGTTACCTCCCCAGCCGTTATCGTTGGTATTTGATGGATGAGAGACAGACCAGGACGGCTCGCTCAACCCCATTTCACGCCGGCGCTGAATTTCGTATTCCTGTTGCTCCATAACCTCCTCGTAATCCTGTCCCTGCAGCGCCAGTTCGTTCTGATACGTGCTGAGGCCAGTTGTGATACGCATTGCACTCTCCTGAACCTCTTTCAGTCCGTCGATGGCCATGCGACCTGCACCTATCCAAAGCGCGTTCGTCCAGGAGTTCCGCGCCTCATAAAATGACCGGACCGCTGAGCGTGGCAGGGTGATAATTCCGCGTGCCAGCGCCTCTTCAAACCAGCAGAAAAACATCAGCGACGCTTGTCTCGCGGCGATAAAACGTCGACGGCCCATAAAAAACCGCCAGCTCACGTTCGCGCTGGCCCGGGCGCTGGAGTAACTGACCTGGCTGTAGTCCCGGCTCAGTTCTTCATATGACGCGCCGACGCCGGCGGCAACGTAACGCAGGAGTGATTTTTCCAGCGAACTGAAACCAGCGTCAGCGTTCTGAGCGGTCTGCAGACTCAGTTTATCGCCAGGATGTAAGTGGGGGACCTTCACGCCTCCGAGTTTAATGTTTGCGCCGTTGTAGTACGTCACGTAACTCTGGATAAACGAATTCAGCGGGTTCGAGTCGATATCAGTACCCGCGCCGGCGATATATTCAAACGCCTGCTGACTGTCGAGCTCTGATTCGATTGTCGCGGCATACATGGCCTTAACAATCGCGCTCTGCAGCTGTGTTTGCTGCAGCGTATCGAGCATTTTCAGGCGTTCCATTACGCTGTAAAAAATGTTGTCCCCGCGGGTCTGTCCGTCCTCGAGCGGCTCGAATATGTGGATGAATGCATGCCTGCCGCTGCTGAGCTGTGCTGGGATACGCCGGCATTTACCGACTCCGCCGAGGGGGTAGGTATCCTCGGCTATCCAGTACCCGACCGCGGCCCCGTTTTTATCGATATCAACACCGGCGCGGCGAAATTGGGTGTCAGCTGCGTAACCCGGATTTCGAATTCGTTTTGGTGAGACCATTTTGAATCGCGTCCGAAAAACGCTGCCGGCACTACTCTCCCAGACTGGTTGTACGCAGGTTTCACCGTTAAACGCGTGAGTGGCCACACCCTCGCGGATCATCATTGTGAACGTCCGTTTCCGTTCGATATCAATAGTGCAGTGAGGGTCCTCGGCGTATTCAGTCCACGCTACCTCGACGTCACGCGCCAGCGCCCTGGCGTCCTCGCGAGATATGCCGAGGTAACGCCAGTTAGGGCGATAGCTCAGTTTAAACAGATTGCCGACGATATGATCCTGGTGCAGCTGCACGGCGTTCGACGCGACGCCGTTATTGCGAACGAGATCGTCTGCTCGCGCGTTACCACGATAAAAATTCGGCAGCAGTGCTGCGTCGGCGCTCTGCTGTGGTGCGTTCCAGTCAATCAGCTGGCCACCGAAACCGGGACCGCCGCCGTTATACCCCGCGTAACGGCGTAGTGGCGTTTTACCGTCAGGCCCGAGCAGCTGCTGAGCAGTCATAATCGAACTCCCACGGGACGGCGGCGTCCCGTACTCAGACCGAGCTGTGATTTCAGCTCGATGATGTACGTTCGGAGCTGCTCAATACTCGCCTGGGAGTACTGATAGCTCCGGTTATTTCCTGCTGAATCGCCGTGAGACAGCGAAACGGTTGATTTACCTGTTAATAGTTTGTGCAGGGCGATTTCGGCTTCCAGCAGCCGTTCTGTTAAAACCTCGCGCGACGTCATTAGCTCCCTCCGAGCATTCTGGCCATCTCCTCGAGAGACAGTTTGTTTTGTGATTTTTTCCGTTGCTCAGCGAGCGTCTCGAGATTGAGCTGGAAACGAATTTTACTGATACGCAGCGCTGCCAGCCCGTACACCCAGCAGTCGAGCGCCTCATTTCGCCGGCCCTGGTTGTCCCAGCGATAAACGACGCGACCGTTAATCAGTTTCGGGATCAGAACTTCAGAAACGAGCTGTTTTGCCTCTGTTGTGCCGAATATTTCGACGTCGTTGGGAAAATGAATCGCACCTGGTGTCGCCGATTTAGAATCGGGTTCCAGCGGCAGACGCATCGCGAGCAGGTCTTTTGCCGTATCAGTACCGATTAACGACAAATAAACTTTATTCGCGTTACGTGTACGCGGCATATTAACGACTGGCTGGCCGTATGAGCTCGCGCCTTTAATTGGGATGACCCACAGCGGACCGAGTTTCAGCGAGCGGTTATAAACGACCTGCGCATCTATGCCGCCGGTATCCCACGCCCAGCGACTGACGCCGATTGTGGTCCCGTCACTGCGCCGATATTGTTTGCGAATAACACCATCAACACGCTGCAGTGTGTCCTCCTCGTCGTAGCGACCGAGGACGATTGTTTTATCAATCAGCCAGCACTCTTCCTCCGCTCCCCAGCCCCACACGTAACACTCGTAGCGCCCGGACGTTTGAGAGTCGATGCCGCCGGTTATATAAACAACACCGTCAGGAACCTGGCTGGCATATTGTTCCCGGCGATTAACGAGAATATCGTGCTCCAGCTGCTCGCTGGCCACGTCGCTCCAGAGTTCGCCGAGCGTCGTGTTATGAAACGTCTTCTCTTTGAGCGGATCGCCTTTCGCTTTCAGCCACTCGCTGACAATCTCGCCCCAGCCGTCGAGATTCAGTGAATACAGGGCGTTTATCACGATCGCCGCGTGTTTCGGCGCGCGAACGACGCCACCGTCGTGATCAAAAAAATGAATGCCGTCCCGCGTCCAGGTGCAGTCCTCTGCTATCCAGCGCCCCCCGAGCTCCATTTTTTCGAGATCGCGATAGTAAAAATGCTCCGGGCAGTGGCAGCACTGGTAATACGCGGACGACGATTTCGACTCGTTGGTCTGCAGGCTGTCATCCCACTTGAGACCGTATTCGATACCGTCGAAACCAAATACCAGGGTCTGCTCCTCGCTACAATGCGGACACTTCAGGTAAAAACGAAATGTCAGATCAGCAGCGTCTTCCAACATTTCGATATGACTTTTACCGGTGACTGTCGGTGTCGAACCGAAAATCGCCTTCGGGTACGCTGCCCCTTTAATTCGAACGAGCGCCAGTTCGATGGGCGAGCCCTCGCCTTTGCCTTTTTTGGCAACTTCCAGCGGCCAGCCGTCAACTTCGTCACCCTCGACAACCTGTTTCGTTAGTCGCCGGAAATTTCCTGGCGTACTCGCGCCGCGAAAATCAATAATCGCGCCGTTCATTTCTTTACGCTGGAGATTGTTACGCTCGTTGCTTTTATCCCAGTCGGGGAAAATTTTCTGAATCACCGGCATTTCGGCGATAGCGGGGTCAACCTCGTCGGCGACAAATCCATCCGATTCGTCATCAATAGGCTGATAGACCACGGCACTACGTTTTTTGTGCTCAGCGAAATAGAGCAGCGCCGCGACGAGTATTTTTGTATAACCGAGACGAGCTGATTTGCGAACAGACACGATTTTTATCGCGTCGTTAGTCATCATATTGAGCATCACTACCTGGACCGGCTGAGTCGTCCAGTGGCCAGCGATGTGGCTGGAGCCCTCAGGGAGATAAAAATATTTATCAGCCCACTCAACCCCCGTCATCGGTATCGTCACGCGCAAGGGATTCAACCCTGTCGAGATCGCGTTCGATATCGCTGACATCGTAATCGCTGAAGTCGACTCGTATGTCTGCCAGTTCATTCAGGGCTATCGCCAGCTCCTCTCGTAATACACTGCTCGCCTCCTGCGGCATTTCAGGCCACACCTTTTTCAATCGTGGTGGCCACGACTCGACGCGGGTACGTAATTCAACGGCGACGCGAGATACAGCGACGCTAATTAATTCAATTGGCGCGTAGCGTTTAGCGAGAATGCGGCGTTTTACTCGTGCCATCAGGATTCGCTCCTGTCGTTCCTCATTTTTCAGCCACTGCTCGCGATTTTTTTCGGGAGAATTGTCCCCCGCTTCCGGTTCGTCATTACTAGTTGTGTCGCGTCTATTGCTCCGGAGATAACGAATATAAAAATGGCGCCATGCGTCAAGTTCCCAATCGCCACGTCCTTGGGGGACTGGAGCTCCCGGAAGTTTTGCAAGATCGCGCAGACGACGATCAGATAGCAGTAAATGTGCTGCGACCTCAGCCTGACTTGCCATTAAAAATCCTCACCGGAACCGGAAATACCCAAAATGAAAAAATACTAAAAATGAGTGAGTTTTTGCGCGTCTACCGACCCTCGGTGTTTTGAATTTCGGAAAGGACCCGCGACCAGGGGGGCTATATCCCTTTCAGGACAGGAATCGGGGGCTCGCATCAGGTTCATCAAACTCGACTGTAGCCTCGCGGCGTACTTGTTTGCATACATCAGCTTTGTGTATCTCATTATCAGCGTAAGCTTTCACTTTGGCAGCGAGCCATCCTTTTGCGCTGTATCGATAGACTACCGAACAAAGTTTTCCCTATGTGTATATATCTTGAAATTATTGATATTCTTACAGAAAAGCAACAACCATGAGCACACAAAAAAAATGAACAAAGAAAAAATCGAAGCCTTAATGAGCGTAATATTAAAAGAAGCTGACCCCAAAAAATTTCCTGAGAAGTTATCAGAGGACGCCATCGTATCTTTTTATCGTGCGAACTCCTCTTACCTACATTGTCCAACTTTAAGAGAATGGTTAAGCGGCGAAGCAGAGCCTTCAGATGAGATACTTGAGGAGATTATGATTCAGAACAACTGGCGTGCAACTAAATGGTCAAATCGGTTACCTTAACCTGTTGAATGTGTGCCGCCTTAAAACAAAAAGGCGGCCTCTCGTTTAAGTAAAGCGTCTCTTTCATCAGCCACCAGCTCTTTGGCACATTGCGCAGTTGTTTTTTATACGTCGGCGAGCTGTTGCGAAGCTCAGTCCCTGCGCGTCACACCATTCTTTCGGTGATACACATGATTTGACGTACTCGGATAGGAACCGCTTCTGAAGTTCAAGCCCAGTCCCGGTTTGCCATTTGGAATTTTTCATTAACTTGTTATTCTTAAATCAATTCTCTGGAGGCTAAAAATGAATGAACTGGTTTTGACAATACTCAAACTCGCAGCAACAACTGCTACCTCGAATATCATTGGTTTTGACGTTAGAGATATTAGTGTTCGCGATACCAGAAATCCTACATTCCCAGTAGAGAGCGAGGAGATTACAGCTGAGGCTCTACATTCCTATTCAAAAATCGAGCAAGAACTTGCCATCGCCAGACGCACTTTAATCTCTGAAACTGTCGAAATAGAAGAATATTACGGCAACTCGCTGAAGGGCGACGTAGGCGCGAAAGTTAGCGCTACCGATGTCGGTCTGGCAGCAAGCGCTGAAAAAGGAAAAGTTACGAAACGCATTATCAAATTCACTGGATTTAACTCTGAAACCGAATCAATACTTAATGCAATGGAAGCATCTCTCCTTTCGAAGTTGAAAGCTGAGCTTTCTGCCAAGAAAGATAGCGAAGCAGCAGAGTCGAGCATTATCGTCAAAGAATAATGATAAATGCCATTACTATATGTCTTCCCATGGTGATGGCAATAAAAACCGCCCATAGGCGGTTTGATTTCACTTAGCAATCGACCAGATAGTCGTCTATATTTGATACACTTGCATAATTGCGGTCATCTGGTAATGGAAACAATGGATTATAAATAACCCATTGCGCCTCAGACATTCCATCCTGGCCTTGCTCGTTCTTACAAGAGCGCAGTTTATAGTGAATAATTTGTTCTACGTTGCTATATTCATTTCTTGCATAAATCTCATACTTATTATTACCTGGCAATAGCAATGTCTTAACAAGTTTTAACTTAGGCATAATATTTCCTTATGTCACATTAGTGAACCATATAGTTTTTCTATAATGCCAACTCGTAAACCTAATTCAAGGTACTTAATATCGAAAACAGCAAGTTACAATCACTTTGACTGGCAAGCCGTTACGACACCAGTTGAATCAATACAACCACCGTCCGCAGTGGTAATTTTCGTACCCGGCGCGATCATCACGTGTTTAATGCTGCTGCCGTCAGCGCGAGTCGCTTCGGTGTATGTCGAATGTGTACAGCCTGCCATAGTGAAGAACGCGACAGCTAAGAGAAGTTTTTTCACGTTTTACCTACGCTTCTGAGATAGATTTCTCAGCATTCACCAATGGAAGTGATTGTGGAACATCCGTTTGACCTGCTGGCCAGCGATAGCCGGTAACGCGTGAGCTCGGAAACGCTTTGATATTCACTGCGTCTGCTTGGTTGCCACCCAAAATCATTAAATCCCTGGCGGCATTTTTCCCGACAACAAAGCCAACGTGACCGCCGCCAGACCGAGACAGAATAGCAATGCATCCATAGGCGGGTTCCTTCAGTTCATTACCCCAATCGAGATAAGAATTCGCAGACTCAAAACGCGTTGAGCGAATACCTACACGTTCCAGCATTGCTCCGGTGAAGGCAGCGCACCACGGGGTTTCATCATCCTTAATGCCGCCGCGTTTGATATCTTTCCAGTACTGCACAATTTCTGCAGCATGTTGCTTCCCTTTCATTTCCCGAATGCCGAGATTTTTTCGTGCCTCAATTAGCCATTTAGGATCGGTCATACCTGTCTCCTGTTATTTTTGAAATATTTCCTCGTGCCCGCCAGACAGCAATACAGATGGTGAGGTTGAGAAAGAACTCTGCGGGATCAACCTGCGTATATTTCCCGTAAAAAATTCGTAGGGCTATCCACGCAGCAGACAGAATCGCCAGGTAAGCAGTTAGTGAGATGAAAAAACGATAGCGGCCTGTTTTTTGAAAAAACATTAACCGCAATGCCAGCATCAGACAGATAATTGCATTGGCATTGATGAGAACAGAGTGCAGGGTCATTATTTCATCCCCTTATCTGATTTCCATAAACGAGCTTGTGACATGATTCGCAACAGTGATGTAACGCTGATTACTGATGCAACCAGTGCACCAATGGCGGGAGAGACTTTTACTGTTACGGGAGGGTTCAGGTGACTCAGCACCGCGTTCAGAATACCGGTAATGATGGCTGATGCTGTCTCAGCGCAATACACACCGCCAACAAACGAAATGAGTGCGAAAATAACCTGCTTCCAGAATCGATGCTGCCCGGACGACAACACATAGAGAGCTGCGCCTGCCAGCGCACAGATCATCACTGCAGGTGTTGCCTCAGGAAATAACGCAGCAAACGTCACCCCCGCCGAGCCAGCAGCAACGCCAGCGGTTAGAGGTTCAGACATGATTTTTCCTGATTCAGAAACGACAAAACCCCGCCGTGGCGAGGTTCTTAGAAATTTGGCAACATACCAAATTAGCGTTAAATATGGCCTATTTTGTTCGGTTTTGCAAGCATTATACGCAAACGTCGTCTAAATGGTTCTGATAATGATGCAAAGTTGCAAAAAGTGCCACTTCATCAAGTGCTCTCACCGCCTCTTTCATTCCTTCCCAGTGCGGGGAGTATGTTTCGCACCAGGTGGAACGAGAAACAGACAACATTCCAGCTAGCGCAGATCCAGCCATCTCCTTAAAGTCCTCGCGTTTATTTGCTGCTGCGACCGCCTGCACGGACAACCACACCAGCGAAAGCAGGCGCTTGACTACTTTTCTCTGAGTTGACGCGGGGATGTTTGCTTTATAGCGATTCCAGACAGCCTCACAAATGGCTGTTTGGTGCTTGAACGCAAGGTCACCACCGTAGCAATAGCGCAACCACGCCTGCTGGCTAACGTCGAGCGAGTTCACGGCGCGGCGCCACGGTGAATCAGCAAATTCAAAATCATTAATCGGCGGTGCCGGGCGACGCCTACCGAACGTCTCCAGCGCGTAAACGGGTGTTACCAACGCGTCAACCATACGATCTTCCAGCTCCACGCGGTGAATGTTTTTGCGCTGGTAAAAGTTTTTGTCTGCCGGTGGGTGCTCGCTCAGCGCTTCCAGTTGCCCTTTCGTTCCCCCGGATAAATCCAGTAGCACGCTCCGCAACTTAATTCGGGTGAACTCCAGCAAATATTCGTTGCTCATCAGATAACCCCCTCATCGCGCCAGATGGCCAGCGTCCTGAGAACACCCTCAGCGTGCATCAACAACAATGAGTCGTACTCGTAATCCGTTTTTGTACGTCCGTCGATAGCATCGTGACACGCACTGCAGGCGATAGCGCCCTGCATATCGTGAGGTTTGATGGCTGTGCCGCACGTTCCGGCGAGACGATAATGAGCCAGAACGCTGGTTTCAGGATTGTGATTGCACACACCGGGGATACGCACAGTACAAGCGCGACCGCGTGCAGCTTTTCTCAGGTCGATTTTCTTCATGATGTGTAATCCAGCAGCTGCGCGGCAGCATTTTCAGCGGCCTCCTGAGAGGCAAACGTGCGGAACAAAATATAATTCCACAGCACATCTAAAACGGCTGAATACAGTTGACCGAACTCAAGATCGTCCATCGCTGCAAACGAAATTGAACGAGGTACACGCATCAAACTACCATCTGGCATCTGATGAACGTCATAAAATCCAGCTTCCATAGTCGCCCAGGCGCGAAACGCCTCGAACGACTTCACCGCACTGATATTCCCCGCGCGCTTTTCCGACTCATCGAGAAGATACTGATCAGCCAGCTCAGCCATGACATCACCATGCCCACCGTAATACGCCAGTAACTTAACGTATCCGTGAACCAGTTCGCGCTCCGCAGGAGAAATAGCCCCTCCGGAGGGATGCCAGTAATCAAAGCCCAGGTTGAGAAGTGAGAAAAATTTACGATGAAACGCGGGATTACGCGCCTGTTTGAAATCTGCATACACAACAGCACCTGGTTTGACTCGTTCAGTCAACCAGCGTTGCGTGTCTGGTGTCGCGGGTATTAGCGAACCGCCGGATACCCTGATAAATGAATGCTGCGCCATGGTTAACTCCAGGTGGCGCGGCAGTGTTCAGAAGTGGTGCCGGGTGTTCAATCCAGCACCAGTATTATACCGTGTTTTACGCTTCAGGGGGTGTAATAGTATATCCAGCTATTTCTGCCAACTCGAGAAACGCCATCAGGCTGGCAATCCGCTCGTCGTTGCTGAGAACGCGCACACTCACTACGCGCCCTTCTTCTCGTTTGATTACAGCCCGGCACGTATCCGGTAATTTGCTGATTGCCTTGTGTGTGTTCATATTTCCCCCTGACAGAAATCCTGTATATTTATACAGTATTCGTGACCATTTGTCATAACGTCAAATACAATGGGGGGATAATGAACAATTACATTCACCTCGTGAATTTGATTAAACGGTTTATTCCCGGAAAAAACGGTTTATGGTTATTATTTTTCATTTCCATAAACAGGGGTTAACCATTTTCTAATAGTTGATTCCGCCGGAACGTCAGCATATTTTTTTACGAGAATTTCGTTAATACGTGCCACCGCCGCACTAACCCGTGCGTGGGGGTTATTTGTGAAAAAAACCTCTGCAATCTGTAATGCCTCGTCTTTTAGCCTGTGCTGTGGCCTCCCTCCGCCCTTTGTTCCCAGGTAACGCGCCAGTTGTTTGAACCGGTACGCCACGATTAGTGGCCGCATCATCATATTGAAAAAATCACGTGCATCGTCGTCCTCTCCTCGCGCTATCAACAGCGCAAAAAACAGGTACGGTATTGTGTATACGTCAGGGGAAATCATTACGCGCCTGCACACAGTCGGCGCCAGTGCGATCAGTGTGTCTGCCAGCGCGTCGCCCTCTCCTCCACATTTGTAATACCGGTAGAGTGGTCCTAAGTCGAGTTCACTGGTATTGAATCCAGTCACAGCCTCACGAACCTCGTCTGCCAGCGCGTTGTAAATCGCCCCTGTACGTTTTGTGTAGAGTCTCCGGGTTGCCCCTCTGTTATCCAGCACTCGCAACATGTCCAGTCGGGTGACGAACGTTTCAGGCCAGTCGTCGTAAAAACCATTCATAATATCCCCATATGATATATAAATAATCCATAGGTATTATAAATAATCGAGTGAGCGCGGGTGCTGCGCGGCGCGTGACTATTTTTGACTAACGTTGGAGAGTGTGTGCGTTTTCGTTTATCGTCACGGCTCTGAAATTGTTGGGCTGGATGATTTAACTGATGCTGAGATAGAAAGAATGCATGGAATGTGGGATAAGAAGTAAGAAGCGAAAAAAAAATCAGGTTAACCCCGCATAGCGGGATTTTTCTTTTTGTACATCACATCATAAAATGTTTGTTGATGGAGTCGTCTTTATCAGTACTCCAGGGAAAGATAATGACTGGAGAGAAAAAGGCGTTCCTGTAACGGCTCTCAAAAAGCAGTATGGAACAACAGCGCCAGAGCTCGCAAAATGAAACTTGAAGAGTGGGTAAAAGAAGCGCTCGACGAAAAGGGAAAAAGAACTGACCCACTGCATCTCGCGGGGATTTGTTTAAACACACCTGCCTCAGCAGCCAGGCGTAAAACCCCACCAGGGTGGGGCTAAGGACTATGTTACTTATGCAGCGGAAGGCGGATAAACCGTCTCATGCATTGTCTTGATTTGCTTCATGGCTTCCTTTGCGGATTTCATCGCAGATTCGGCGTCAGCCTTGGTCAAGTCACGCTCAAGTGTGTAATCAGCCCATTTCCTTTGAACATGCAGATGATGTAAAAGGACACCAATCTTTCTCAGGGCTGTTTTATCGTAAGGCTCTTTCTTACACTGAGCTTCACTCATTAAATACTTACGCACACCTTCATGAGATGTCAGTACGTAGCAGTGCTCTAACTTGCTGCAGATTTCATGAAACACGCCATAGTATGAACGTCCCACCGCGTTTCTGAATCCTATTTCATCTCCAAATGCGATGCATTTATCTGCAAACTCAATGAAGTTCTGACCAGTTACGCTCATAGTTCAGCTCCTTTCATTTCAGCGCTTTTAAACCACGAAGTAAAAGGCCGGTCAATGTAAGTATCATGAGCAAGAAGATCAACTAGTTCAAGATTCATCGTCGTAAGTGTATCGGAATCTTCAGTTTCAGCGAAAAGGATAATTGCATTGTCATATCCGCCACTGAGGAAGTATTCGATGCCGATACAATTTACGCCGTGGTTGTTAGCAATCTGTTCAGCAGCATCACATAATTGCTCGATTTCAGATGAGGTTAGCTCTGTGGCCTCTTTGAATTTTACAATAGCTTCTGCCATTTGTGCGCCCTCACGTTCAATACTATCTCGCTCTTCGCCATCAAGTAAGGCTTTCATCATAACGGTATACTTTTTAACAAGCCTATCGTTACCGATGCAATAAGCAGCATTCCGCGCCATTTTTCTGATCCGTTGCGTACAGAATACGTCAACCAGGCGGAACACTTCCATTCTATGGAAAAGATTATGACCAGAGCAGCTCAGGTAGCCCACATAGTTACCAGCAACTATCGCCGAATTATCACCAGAAGTCATCATGGCGTCTTTGAACCACTCAACAGCGGCATCATGATCTTTAAGTGCAACCTTAAGCAAAGCAGTAACATAAGAACGGGATTCTGGTGGTAAAGAACCAATCTCATGCTGAATATCTGCTGCCACAAAAGCTTCTATAGGCGTTTTGGTGTCTATGTAGAATGATAGCTTATCGACCAATTCTTGGTGTTTAGTCTTAGGTTGAGCCTGCATGTTTTGAACTTACTCTATGATATTTATGCTTTTTATTTTTAACGAATGGGCTAAAACCACCGATTCGGCTCGAAGAATTCTAACAGTTAACTGGATCTTGTCACGGGAAAAAGCTTCAAAATCCTTCAAACAGTAGATGCTTTCTTATCAGGCCGCTTGGGGTGTGGCTTCTGGCGTGTGACATAAAATGCGGTATACGTTAAAGGGATATTTTCTGCACCAGGCTTAAGATCATGCTAAAAAACCACTAATCTCATGATTATCATGTATGTTTTTACTGGAAACATTGAGCCATCCACAATGCAGCGTAAAAAGCAAGCAATTCACACGATTTTAAAGTGATATATCTGGAAGACTTTACTACTAACAGTTAATATCGTACCAGAAGTGCAGAATTTGCACTTTTACAGGAATGTGGTACGGAACATGTTGTCTATATTTCGACCAACAATCGTAATGCAGTAACTGGAGGAGCTATGGCTACCAACCCAAGAGAGCACGCCCGGCGAGTGCTGGACACGTTCTGGTGCGGGCGTGGTTTCCCTGTTGATCCAGCGAAAATTGCTCACGACATGGGATTAGATGTTTTTATTACCGATCTTCCTGGGAAAGTTTCTGGCGCACTGATTAAACAAAAAGATCAAGATCCAGCGATCTTTCTAAACAGTGATGACAACAAAGTTCGTCAACGTTTTTCATGTGGGCATGAGTTGGGGCATTACATCGCCCGGCAAGCATCGCATAGTGATGAATATGAGTACGTTGATTTACGTGGCGAAACCGCAAGCGCCGGAACGCATCCTGATGAAATTTTTGCGAACAAGTTCGCAGCAGAACTTCTGATGCCGGTTGATGAGGTCAGAAAACTGCACGCTGACGGCCAACCAAGTTATATAATGGCGCATTATTTTGGCGTATCTGACGATGCGATGACTTATCGTTTAAAGAACTTGAGGTTGGGGTAACGCTTTAGAATGCCATCGGATGACGATTTT